TCGTGGTTGATGGTGTCGGTCACGGTCGCTTGGAAGATCAGGCTGCCTTCCGCGTCGGTGTCCTTCGCGGTCATCAGCTCGATGAAGTCGCCGATCAGCGTGTCGATGTCGTCGATGCCCTGGGCCTTGAGCATCGCCTCGAACTTCTCGCGGCGCTCGCCGTCTGGGATTTGGCTGTCGGCGGTCTGGAAGGCCCGCAGCATCAGGATCATGGTGGTCTTCTCGTTGTCGTGGTTGGTCTTCATGGTTCGTTCCTTTCCGGTTCAGTCGGCGAAGCGCTGCAACTCGCGGAGGTAGTCGTGGATGTCGCTGTTGGTGCCCTGGCGACCTTCGATTGCCAGGTGCAGGTTGCTGGCCTGGTTCCAGAGTTCGCGCTCGTCTGCGTCGGCCGCGATGCGGTGGTCTTTGCCGTCGGGCTGGTACGGCGTGAGGATCGTGATCTCGATCCAGCGGCTGCCTTGGCGGCGGGTGATCGAGGCGTATCGCCCTTGGCGTCCTTCGATGTCGATTCGCGTGATTCGCATGGCCTATCTCCTTGTGGTGCCTTGGTTTACACACACATTCAGCCATGGAATCGCGACCCCATCAAGGCAATTAACTGCCTGTGGCGAAAGAACTTACAGATTCTCGCAAGCTCGCACGGGGGCTAGAGATATGACCGCAGAAACGCCGAAAATCACGGCCCTGACGCCTGCCCAGGCAGCGAAAATCCTCGCCGCCGCTGGCAGTCGCCGCATCACCGAGGCAATGGTGCGCGCCGACATCGAGGCCGGTGCCCCGACCAACGCCAACGGGACTGTGAACCTGGTGCATTACGCCGCCTGGCTGGCGCGGGAGGCGGCGCATGGCGGTTGATCCGAGGCAACTGCGGCCGTCCGTGCTGACGCGGATGCTGAACTCCACGCCGCTGGGCGAGGTGATCAGAGAGCGGCAGCTGCGCCGTCACCGCAACCGGGCTGGCTACCGCATCGGCGACGAGAAGCACGTCGACCTGCTGCGTTACGCGGCGTGGCTGGTATGGCTGCGCCACAACCCCGAGCCGGAGAAGCCGCCCGCCGACTACGAGGCGTTGAAGGAAGCGGCTCGCGCTCGCAACGCGGAGCTGTCGGCCATCGGCCGGGACATCGGCGACATCCCCGAGGTGGTCGATCCGAAGCGCAAGGCGCGGGCGCACGAGGATTTCCGGTTCTTCTGCGAGACGTATTTCCCGGAGACATTCTGTCTGCCATGGTCGGACGATCACCTGAAGGTCATCAGCAAGATCGAAACCGCCGTGCTTCGCGGCGGGCTGTTCGCCATGGCCATGCCGCGCGGTAGCGGCAAGACCACGCTGGCCGAGACGGCCTGCATCTGGGCGATGCTTACCGGTGCGCGGGAGTTCGTCTGTCTTATCGGATCGGACGCCGGGCACGCCCGCAACATGCTCGAGAGCATCAAGGTCGAGTTCGAGACCAACGAGCACCTGCTGGAGGACTACCCCGAGGCGGTCTACCCGATCCACGCCTTGGAGCGGATTCACAACCGGGCCAAAGGTCAGCTCTGCAACGGCAAGCACACGCGGATCGTCTGGACGGCCGACGAGATCGTGCTGCCGACGATCCCCGACAGCGCCGCTTCGGGCGCGATCATTCGTGTGGCGGGCATCGAGAGCCGGATTCGCGGCATGAAGTACAAGCGGGCCGATGGTCGGGCGCTTCGCCCGTCGCTCGTTGTGCTCGATGACCCGCAGACGGACGAGTCGGCGCGGAGCGATCAGCAGGTGCGCGCCCGAATGGAGACGCTCAACGGCGCGATCCTGAACCTGGCCGGACCGGGACAGAAGATCTCCGGCATCATGCCCTGCACGGTGATTCGGCCCGGCGACATGGCGGACCAGATTCTCGACCGCGACAAGCACCCGGCCTGGCAAGGCGAGCGCACGAAGCTGGTCTACGCCTTCCCCGACAACGAGAAGCTCTGGGAGACCTACGCCCAGATCCGATCCGACAGCTTCCGCAACGACGGCGACGGCCACGAGGCCACCGAGTTCTATCGCAAGCATCGCGAGAATATGGATGCCGGTGCGGTGATCGCCTGGCCGCAGCGACACAACGAGGATGAGCTGTCGGCCATCCAGCACGCGATGAATCTGCGATTGCAGGATGAACGGGCGTTCTGGGCCGAATACCAGAACGAACCGCTGCCCGAGGACGAAGGCGACGGTGATCAACTTTCCGCCGATGCCATCGCCGCCAAGACCAACGGCCACCCGCGCGGCAGCGTGCCCATCGGGGCCAGCCACCTGACGATGTTCATCGACGTGCAGGGCAAAATGCTCTTCCATGCCGTGGTCGCGTGGGAAGACGACTTCACTGGATACGTGCTGGATTATGGAACGTACCCCGATCAGCAGCGTTCGTACTTCACGCTGAGGGAAGCGCAAAGGACGCTCGGTCGAGCCGCACCGGGCGCGGGATTGGAAGGCTCGATCTACGCCGGGCTGGAGAAACTCACCGAGGATTACCTGTCTCGAAGCTGGCGACGTGACGACGGGGCCGAATTGCGGATCGAACGGTGCCTGATCGACGCCAACTGGGGCCAATCCACCGACGTGGTCTATCAGTTCTGCCGCCAGAGCGCCCACGCCAGCTTGGTCATGCCCAGCCACGGGCGCTACGTCGGCGCGTCGAGCATCCCATTCAGCGAGTACAAGCGGAAGCGCGGCGAGCGGATCGGGCATCACTGGCGCATCCCCAATGTGCAGGGACGCCGTCAGGTGCGCCACGTTTTGATCGACACCAACTATTGGAAGAGCTTCATCCACGCCCGGCTGGCGGTGGCAATGGGCGATCCGGGTTGCCTGTCGCTCTTCGGCCGCAAGCCCGCTGAGCATCAACTCATCGCCGAGCACATCACCGCTGAATATCGCGTGCAGACCGAAGCGCGGGGCCGTGTGGTGGATGAATGGAAGCTGCGTGCTGGCGGGCCGGACAATCACTGGTTCGACTGCCTGGTCGGCTGTGGCGTCGCCGCCAGCATTCAGGGCGCGGTACTGCCGGGCACCGAAGCCAAGGCCGCTCCTGCACGGCAACGTCTCCGGCTGTCGGAGATTCAAAGGAGCAGGCGGTAATGGTCAAGGCAATCGACAAACCATCGCTCCAGCAGAAGCGCGGGCTCGAATGCCCCAAGTGCGGCTGCGCCCATTTCCGGGTGCTCTACACCCGCCGGGCGATGGGCGGTCGTCTGCTGCGTCGGCGTGAATGTCGCTACTGCGGGCGGCGCATCACGACGTATGAGACCAGCGCCACGCCTGTTTCGTAGCCTCGATCCGCCTGCCAAGTTCTACATGCGGAACAATCTCCGCCCTCCGCACCCACTTCACGCCCGTTTTTGTCTCGGCCGGGTAATTGACTAATGCCCACCACGCTTAGGGCGGGCACAGGAGTCAATCTTGGCTGAAGACCTCGACAACACGATCCGCGAGAACGCCACCGGGCCGAAGCGCGCCTCTGGTGACAGCGGCAGTGTCGAACAGCACTCGCTGGCCGACCAGATCGCCGCCGACAAGCACCTGGCCAGCAAGCAGGCCGCGACCGGCAAGGGCCTGGGCATCCGCAAGGTCAAACTCTCGCCTCCGGGGACCGCATGATGTGGCCGTTTGGCAATAAGACAACCCGAAAGGCCCGCTCCTTCGCACGGATGATCCGCGCGAAGTTCGACGCGGCGGTGACCAATGCCGACAACGTGCGGCACTGGGCCAACGCTGACGGCCTGTCCGCTGACGCGGCGGCTTCGGCCGATGTGCGTCAGACGCTCCGCAATCGTGCTCGGTACGAGGTGGCGAACAATTCCTACGCCAAGGGCATCGTCCTGACGCTGGCCAACGACTGCGTGGGCACCGGCCCGCGTCTGCAACTGCTGACCGAGGATGCGGAGATCAACCGCATCGTCGAGACGGCCTTTGCCGACTGGGCACGTGAGATTCGCCTGGCCGAGAAGCTCCGCACCATGCGGATGGCCAAGGCGACCGACGGCGAAGCATTCGCGCTGTTGACGGGCAACCCGGTGCTGCGGTCGCCGGTGAAGATCGACGCTCAACTCGTTGAAGCCGACCGGATCACCAATCCGGCCCTACGCATGACGGATGACACCGCCGTGGACGGCATCCAGTTCGACCGACACGGCAATCCACGCCAGTACCTGGTGCTGCGACAACATCCCGGCCAGACCAGCTTCCCCTCGACAGTCAATGCGTTCGACCTCGTGCCGGTGGGATCGATGATTCACTGGTTCCGCCCCGATCGCGCCGGGCAGCATCGCGGCGTGCCGGAGATCACGCCCGCGCTACCGCTGTTCGCACAACTGCGGCGCTACACGCTGGCGGTGCTGGGCGCTGCCGAGACGGCGGCAGACTTCGCGGCGGTGCTGTTCACCGACGCGCCCGCCAGCGGCGAAGCGGCGGCGGTCGAGCCGATGGACATCGTCGAGCTCGAGAAGCGAATGGCCACCGTGCTGCCCGATGGTTGGAAGCTCGGACAGATCAAGGCCGAGCAGCCAGGCACGACGTACGGGGAGTTCAAACGCGAACTGCTCAACGAGATCGCCCGCTGTCTGAACATGCCGTTCAACGTCGCGGCGGGGAATTCCTCGGGCTACAACTACGCCTCCGGTCGCCTCGATCATCAGACCTACTTCAAGTCGATCCGCGTCGAGCAGGCCGACTGCAACAGTGTCGTGCTCGACCGCATCTTCGCCGCCTGGCTGAGCGAGGCCAGGCTGCTCCGCGACTTTACCTTCCTGCGTGGCATCGATCTGCTGCCGCACCAGTGGTTCTGGGACGGGACCGAACACGTCGACCCGGCCAAGGAAGCCAGCGCCCAGGCCACGCGGCTGTCGAACAACACGACCACGCTGGCGACCGAGTACGCCCGCCAAGGCAAGGACTGGGAAACCGAACTGCGTCAGCGGGCCAAGGAAAAACAACTCATGAAGGAACTGGGGCTGAGTGAAGCCCAGGCCCAGCCCGAACAGCCGTCGCAAGACGACGAGGAGGACGACACGGATGTCGAAGACCAACGACAAGCAGCCTGAGTTCGTGACGATGCGCGGACCGCTGACGGTCGAAGCGGCCGAGAGCGAAAAGGCTCTGCCGCAGTTCCGCATGGTCGCCTACACGGGCGGGCTGATGCGGATCGCCGGGTTCCCGCACCCGGTCGTGGTTGACTTGGCGGGTCTGGACATCCCGTCGCAGAACCTGCCGATCCGCTTGGATCACGAGCGCCGCCAGGGCGTGGGCCATACGCATCGAGTCACCGTCGAGAGCGGCCAACTCGTCGCCGAGGGCCTGATCAGCCGCGACACCTCGTGGGCGCGGGACGTGGCGCGAAGCGGCGCAAACGGCTTCCCTTGGCAGGCATCCATCGGCGCGGCCGTGGTCGAGGCCGAGATGGTGCCCGCCGGACTCAGCGTCAAGGTCAACGGCCAATCGTTCACCGGCCCCGTGCATGTGGTGCGGCGGGCGGTGCTCAAAGAGATCAGTTTCGTCGACAGCGGTGCCGACACGGGCACCACCGCCCGGATCGCAGCCCAAGACAAGGAGAATCACGCGATGAGCGACAAGGACGTCACCACCATGGAAACCACCGAGCAGACCTCGGACACCCAGGACCAGCACGAGGAGAAGATCGAAGCGCGTGCGGATGAGGGCAAGGAGGCCCCGTCCGTCAACGACTCGGTCCAGACGATGCGCGCCGAAGCAGCCGCCGAAAGCAAGCGCATCGCCGCGATCCGCAACGTCTGCGCCAACAAGCACCCGGACATCGAGGCCAAGGCCATCGAGGACGGCTGGGACGAGAGCCGCACCGAACTGGAAGTGCTCCGCGCTTCCCGCCCCAGCGCACCTGGCGTGCTCAGCGGACGCGCCGACGCCACCCCGAAGGTGATCGAAGCGGCCGCATGCCTGGCGATGAACGATTTCAGCGACGAGCAGCTGGTCAAGGCCTACGGCGAGCAGACGCTCGACGCCGCCCACCGGTTCCGCAACATCGGCGTGGCGGGCGTGATCCGCCTGGCTGCCGCCGCCGAGGGGCACTACATCCCGGCGGTGGGCGCG